TCGATGTCTTAGTTTGCCCTTCATACGGCATAACTAAAACCCGCCAACCAGTAGGTTGCGGGAGACGATCAAGTAGCGGTTTGTCTAAGAGGGACGGGTCTAGTACCCGTTCATTAGCGTCAACATATGCGCCATCCAAAGCGGAGGAGTCTGTCTTTGACTCTTGCCGTTCTTTGTTCATTTTCTGCGCAACGTGTTCAGGAAGATATAAAGTCTTCGACATCGTCTACGTTTTTCTCCAGCAGGGCCTTGATTTCTTCACGCGCGAAAGAGAGACCCCGTATCTCTCCCACAGACATTTTGTACTGCTCCCAATCCTTCACTGAACCGTGAGCGAGGGCGGTTGAAATATCTTTCTCACGCGCCTCCATTTTCTTATACAGGTATTTTGCCAAATCGACAACATCCATTATAGGTTGTCCTTGTATTCCTCTTGTAGATCAGAAGTGATCGGACCACCTTCTGCCCATAGATCACATGTGTTTTCCTTCATACAAGCAAACTTTAGGCTCTGGCAATACCCTGTGTTTCCTGACTCATCCCCAAGACACTCTAGCATGTCGTCTGTCTGATTAAACATCGAGCAGCTTCCGCACACCTGATCAGAACGGAAAGACACACCCGTGTTTGGCTCACGGTAGTTGTGTTCCTCCACCGCCATCTCACGGTTCTCTGCATTCAACTCTTCGTCTTGAGTAGGTAGAGGACATGTGTTGCCCTCTTCTGTTTCTTCCATACTATCCACTGGCATTCCGTCAGGGATGATGGTGATCATAATTCCAGCCATTAGTATGTCTTCCCACGATTAGGATTGTAACGAACGTCGCCGCCACCTCCGTATTTCTGAACGTCACCCGTCAGACGGAACTCAGACATCTTGTCTTGGTACTTGCGACCAAAGTTAATAGCCTTGTCTTCCATTTTCTCACGGAATGAACGCGTATCAGGCGGTGTCATCGCCTCAGAGACCGCAGCCTCGATGCCCTCGTTCATTTCTTCACGACGCTTGTTCTTTACTTTTGCTGGGCCACTACGGCCTTCTTTCGGTCCCATAATGACCTCCTATACCATAAGTTCAAAGTGTGGAGCGTCGATAAACGGACGACGGCCCTGTGAGCGACGAGTGTCGATGTAATCATTCATAGCAGATTCCATATCGCCATCCCATTGCGCAATGTTTGGCACGGTCCATGCCGCACCCCAACGGATTGGGACATCAACTGCACGGGCACCTTCTGCCATCGCATCTGCGATCTCATCGTACAAATTCAATTCCCAACGGTCCCCCGCGCAATAGGCCATAAGGTCTACGGCGATGCCGTCCAAGTGTTTCGACTTCATAGTTTGACTTGCACCTTTAGCGACTAATGCACGTTGCTCTTCGATGGTTCTGAGTCCACAAATCACTGAGAAGTCCTGCTTCGACACCGTAATAGCGTGACGGACAACCGCAGCCATGCGCTCGTCTACGCCTTCTAGCTTTTTCAAACTGTTTTTTCCTAGTTTGTAGGCCATCTTACTTCCTTCCAAAGAATTTAGTTGCAGAACGTACACCAAAACTTGCTGCTACAATAACACCAAGCGTGTATTGATACCAGTCTGGCATAGACTCCAATGCTGCGAATCCGTTGTTCACAGCCCTTTCCGCCCACTCAAATGGCAAAAAACAGAGAATAAGCGGCACCGAAAACAAAATGGTAAGCCATTCATCTTTCCACGAGTTCTGCGAACCTTGCGCCATTAGACGCTCCCAGTCAGCTTCTGATGTGGCTGCCGACTTCATGATTGTCGCCTTGGCTTCTGCTTCAACAAGTTTAAGGTTCGCTGCCGCTGCTTGTGCGTTTGCTTTTCCTTTGAGCCAACCGCCAGCTAGCTCCGTAATCGGTCCTATTAATGCCTGAATCATACCATTACACTCCCATATAATGTCATCTCTACGCCAAGCACTAACTCAAGCAACTTCACTAATAGGTGCGTGACTAACTCCTCACCGGACATCTACATTTTCTTTTCGTGAAACATTGGCTTCCATCGCATTGAAACCAAAGTAAGCTGCAACCACGCCACTAGCTCCAATTACATACACACTTGCTATATCTGTGATAAGTTCTGCTGCACGATCTAGACCTACCCAAACAGCTAGAAAAATAACTAACGGATACACAAGCATTCCCGCAGTACAGGCTACTGTAAGACGCCTCTGCGTGTCTCTCTTGGCATCCTGATCTTCCATACGCCTGCGACGATCTTCCAACATGATCTCGCGCTCATCAGGGTCAATCTTCCCGTTTCCGTTTAGATCGTAATCTTCCTTTTTCATCGACATACCTTTCGGCTATCCTCTTGTGCGTGGTGATTATAACAACTTTCCCGTTTTTGTACACACACCACACGTTTCGCCTAATTTCGATCAACTGCAAAACAGGTGACTGCTTGTCCGGCATTCTTCACCATAACCTCTGCTTTTGTCTTTGCTCTGTTGCAATGCGCCTCTGTTCCATACGCACCTAACTGATAATACTCAAACCGCCCGTCAATAAAACTTAGCCATACCAGAATCCACATTACCACCGCTCCAAGTACACACCTAAGTAGTAGATCCCAAGAACACATGCGGTAATAGCCAAGATAATTCCTGTTGCTATCTGTATGTTTTCCATCCGCTCTTCACGAGCCTTGTCCGCTGCCTTCTTTGCAGCCTGTCTAGCCTTACGAGCTTCCATTTGCCACTGTTGCCATCTATCCCATTGGCCTGGTTGCCCATACAAACGGATATAAGATTCCAATTCTTTGCGTTGTTCTTTGATCTTTTCGAGTTGCTGGAACTCTTCCCAGTCTCCTTCAGCCCCGCCAGTTATAGCAGTGAGTGGACTGTTTTTCTTTTTCTGAACAGCATCTTTAAGTTCTTCCTCGGCTGTGAGAAACTTTCCCACAGACGCCATAAGATCGGCCCCTTCACGACCATTCTGAATGCATGTACGAATTACCGAATAGGCTGCGTTAGCTGCCGCAATGGTTTCCAGAATAGCCATAACACGCCCTCATTTAAAATTCTCCAGAGAATCTCTGAGGACGGGCAATAGGACTAAAACGGCGATTAACAAACCCGCCGTTAGCATATTTACTTTTACCCGCTTTACTTAACGCAATAGCCACCGCCTGCTTGCGTGGCTTGCCTGCATCCATCTCAGTACGGATGTTTTCGCTTATTACTTTCTGTGAGCTTCCGGATTTAAGAGGCATTTCTCCGCTCCGATGCTTGACGCTGCACTTCAATGCGCTCACGGTTTACCTCGTTGCGGTTCTCCGCGATCTCTTCTTGGCTCTCAATACGAGCCGCATCTGTCGCTGCACGTTGCTGCATTTTCTGCAACTCTAGCAGCATCTGACCCTGATCGTCCTCAGTCTTACGCTGCAAGTCTTGCTGTTTCAGTGCAAGCTCCTGCATACGGATTTGTACCAGAGGATCGTTCATCGGATCGTTGCCTGTTGGCAACAGTCCAGGCAATATCTCCGCCATCAGTTTTTCCATCTGCATCGAGATCAACTGCTCCATCTGAGCCGGATCTTGCATGTTCTGTTGTACTTCCATGATCTGACGCTGCGCTGCCATCGGGTCGATTGCTCCACCCTGCGCTGCCAACTGAGCCTGTGCGATAATCTGCTCGATCTCCGCCATAACCATCTTACGCGCTTTCTGCGATACGTGTTCCATAATGTGTGAGTAGAACGTACCCATAACCTGTGGCGATGTCATCACCAGCGGGGTCTTCATGAACGCCATGTGTATACGGATGTGTATATCGTGGTCCTGTTCAGGGAACGTATTCAATATCTCGCCCATCAATGCACGGGCATTCTCGATGGCTGGGTCAAGTGGCTGCGGCTGGGGAGGAGGTGGGAGAATCTCGTCAATGTTCTGAACTTCAAGAGCCTGATACATCCGACGATATGCCGCGTGTAGATTGTGCATTTGGGGATTACTTTGCGCAAGCTGCAACTGAGTTTGTGCCAGCGTGACCCGTTGTGCCATCGAGAATATGTTTGGATCGCTAACAGGGATGACATCGACGCGATCATCGAAGTCCTCTGCTTTGATCATTCGGTTACCACCCTCAACATCGTAAGGGTATTCTGGTGGTAAGTTATCTCTGAAGATCCGCGCTAGTACACGGAACTCTTGTTTCTGTGAGTAGTGCAGCCGCTTGTGGATAGCGGACATGACTTTCATACCACGCTCTAGGAGAGCCACAGTCGTCCCTACAGGGGCCTGACCGTTTGCGTCGGCAGTCTGCTGGTCGGCAAGCGAAACAAAGCGTCTACCGCCCTCTATGAGCGCACCCAGTAGCTGTGCTAGCGTACCAGATGGTTCTTTGTATGGCAGCGGGATAATCGCATCCCGTATATTTCCGCCAGGTGCATCGATGTCCCGCCACTCCCCAGGCTGCAAAGGCTCGTCATCATTGCGAACCCGCACCCCTCTGGCCTTGAATCCTGCTGGGAGATTGGCAAGTGTACCTGCATCGATCAACTGTCGAAGGATACTCGTTGCCGCACGACCAAGGCCACCAATCATGTGGATCAGACCAAAGCCATAGAAGCCCAGACCTGGCATAAACTTGTAATGCACGAAGTATTGCATCTTCTTCGCAAGACCCATGCCTTCCTCAAAGTTACGACGGATAGATAGAACCTGCCCAGATCCCTCATCAATCGTCACAATATACGGAAGTGCGATACCCGTAGGCTCTCCGTCTGGAGACATGTCCTCGAAACCCTCGATGTCCATATCGACATGCATTTCAAGGATCGTAAAGATTTCGTCTGTGTATGTGCGTGACGTACCCTGTAGCTCGTCAACCTTCTGGCGAACCTCGTCCTCGTCCTCGTCATACTTGCTTAACTCTACATCCCTGTAGAATCCCGCGATCTGCATCTTGCGAACTTCATTCGCATCCATGCGTAGAACATGCGTAACACGAGACGCAGTCGCTAAGTCCGATGCAGCATAAGGTACAACCAGATCCTGCGCTGGAACAAACTTAGATACGGCCCGTTGTTTCGCTTCGTCAAAGTAAACCTTCTTAAAGGTCGAACCAGACAGCGGTAAATAGAACAGCAACTGATCCATATCAGGATCGAACTCTTCCATCACTTCCATGATCTGGTAGTTCATAAAGTCCTTAACACGACCCGCCTGCTCTTCACGCGCCTGATCCTGTAAACCCAAGACTTGCGTCTTAACTGGGCCACCTGACGGCAATAGCTCTTTGTAAGCCTGCGCTTGGAACTGTGTAACGCTCTCCGCAATCAGCGGGTGCGTGACGCCACTAGCTCCTTCAAACGGGACAGTACGCTCTTCGTACTTGACACCAAGCTGGTCCAAGCCTTTTGTATAAGTCTCTTCCCACTCTGACCGAGACTCCATATCTTCTTCATAAGACGCTCGTAGGTCGGACGAAATTTCTCCAAGATACCCATCATCCAAATACTCCGCTAGGTTTGCGTTGTGGGGGATCTGCTCTTCTATCTGTCCAGCTATCATCTCTTGGATAGCTTCGATGATCGCGCCACCTTCCCCATCTGGTGTGACCTCGGCTCCGTTAGGAAACATTTCCATCTGGTCTTCAACAGGAACCTCGACTGACGCCTCTGTCGGCATCATGTCTTCAGGGGTGATCCCAGAATCTACAATCGGTGGCAGTGCCATCAGTAATACTCCCGCTTACGACGATAATACTCGTCGTGATCATCGTTCTCGCCTTGCAAGGAAACGAACCCTCCCTGCCGAAAACGCATCAGTGCTAACGTCATACTATCACAAAAGTCATCATGATCGCCATTAGGAAATGAAACGACCTCTTCGATCACTTCGTCAGCAAATTTCTTGTCTCTTGGTGCCCATACTACACCAGCTTCGAATAATGGCGCAACCATGTGCATTCTAGTTACTTTATCCTTGCCCTTCCCAGGCGAGAAGCCAAGTGCCGGAATACCGCGTAGCCGCAACTCGTCAATGAGCGGTGTACCCGTCGCTTTCGCTTCGACCACAACCATGTCTGGCTCCCAGTATTCGTGTTCTTCATACGCAACCTCTTTGAGTTCAGGAAAATTCCATCGCCCACGCCGCGCATCCATCAATATCAGGTGATCTGACCCACCTTCCTCCGGCTCAAACACGCCCCATGTCGTGATCGCGCTGTAGTCAGCAGATTCTTTTTTGGAAAACGCCGTATCGTAGGCTTGAATGATGTATTTAACGGGCGGAATCTCTTCTTTCTCCCATTCCTGCCACCATTCGCGCTTAATTATCGCAGAATCAGAGCTTGTCGGCGTCTGCTGCCACTGCGCATTCCATTTTTGCACAGGCAACGACGCTTTAATCGACAATAACGCGTCTTTTTCCCAGAACTCAGGCCACAACGGCTTGTCTGACGGCAAGATTGCAGGAAATTCCACCACTTCCCACTGATCCGCCATGATATCGCTGCCCTGTGCAGCCAATAAACGCCCTGTCAGGTCCTTTTTACCCCACCGAGTCATAACAATTATGATCGCACCGCCAGGTTGGAGACGCTGACGAGGACCAGAAGTGTACCATTCGTACGCATGGTCGAATGCAGTCTCACTCAAAGCGTCTTGTTCCGAGTGAGGGTCGTCAATTACAAACAAATCCGCACCACGACCAGTCACCGCAGCACCAACACCAGCCGCAAAGTACTCGCCGCCCTTGTCAGTTTGCCACTTACCCGCGCCCTTGTTGTCTTCTTTTAGATTGGTATCAGGAAAGATGTCTTTATACTGTGGATCGTCTATAAGGTCACGAACCTTCCGACCAAAACGCACCGCCAACTCCGTGTTGTGCGTAGCCTGAATGATCTTGAGCTTCGGATTGCGGCCCAAAAACCACGCTGGCATCAGATATGACGCAAACTCAGACTTAGAATGACGCGGGGGCATGTTGATGATCAGACGTTTCAACTCGCCCCGCGCTACCCTTTCCAGCTTTTCCGCAATAATCCGGTGGTGCCGACCCTCAATAAAGTTCTCATACACATGATGAGCAAAGGGCATGAACAGTTCTTGCGCCTTTTCTCGTGTGTCCAAGCGTTTCTTGGCCTCGGTTAAGGCCAAGATCTCTTTTAAGGCTTCCTCTGGGAGTGCTTGTAAGTTCATGTTCTACGGACTGTTGGTCTCACTCGCTGCGTCTGTGTCGTAACCTTGCGACGTTGACCTGGTCCTCTCCGTCCTATGTTACCCGCCAAGCCTGTGTACGCTCTCGTACCAGCCCCCGCACGTTGACGCTCCATCGAGAACGACTTCATGCACATCGGACCTTCGCCTGTCGTAACCATTCTGTATCCTTCAGGACACTCAGTCACCTCGTTACCGTCGTCATCCGTCGTAACCACAGGTGGAACAAAGATGTCTGTCGGTGGTTCAGCTTCAGGCTCGGTCTCGGTTACTGGTTCTTCGACCTCTGGCTCTTCTGGTTCCTCAATTACTGGAGGAATATCCACAGTGGTTTTAACATCCGTTGTTGTTTCAGGTTCAGCCTCAACTTCAACTTCCGTTTCTGGCTCAACTTCTACGCTGGTCTCCGGCTCAACCTCAACTTCAACCGCTGTCTCTGTCTCTGTCTCTGGCTCTGGCTCTGTCTCTGGCTCAACCTCAACTTCTGGCTCGACCTCAACCTCTGTGTCT